TTGTATCGTCATCTAAAGCTGTTATAGGAGTAGCTCCGACAAGGGTTAATGCTTTATTTACAATAGATACTTTTGATATAGCCATAATAATCCTTTAAAGAAGGGGGGAAGGTTGCCCCGCCCCCCTATTGTGTTTATGTGTATCTTACTAGAGTTTTAATTGTACCGCCTGTTACAGTAGTTGCAGGGTGTATATCAATATATATTCCCACATCCGCAGGGGTCGCTGTTCCAATGTAAGTTGAACCTAACCTTACTGTACTTATAGTTGATACGTTAACTGTTGTTCTTTGTGCGCCGCCACCAGGTTGCAATGAGCCAAGAAGCCCACCGGCGGTTGTTGTTGCTCCTGTGCAGCAATATACAGTTGAGTATGTTCCTGCTGCTCCCAAAACTGGAAGGGATACAACAATGTCTGTTATTTTCTTATTTTTAGGTATTCTAGCAATAAGAAGCCCTGTTCCTGTTGGCATAGCTGCTGCAACAACATAAGAATCTAACCAGATATTTTCTACTGATTTGATGTAGCCATCAGAGATAATATTATCACCTGAACCGCCTGCATCATATTTTGTTACGTTTACTGCTTTTATTGTAGCCATGATTTAATTCTCCTTTTAGCCTATAGCGTGATTATTGGCTTGTTATGATGCTGCGTAAATAGTCATACACTTATCTTCTTCAAGACGTGTAGCCCCTACATTTAATTCATAATACACTTGCCAGGAATATGATCGATCAGTTCGTTCATCTGTCCTAACCATAGGTGCTGATGCCATTGCCAAACAAATACCATATTTCTGATAAGCTAATCCCGACAAAGATGTAACTGCTGAAATACGCGTTGATTTTATCCACTTGAACCCTAACCAAGTATCAATATCGCCGCGTACTAAAGCCCTGACCGAGTTGTAATCGGCACTTGTTGCCTGTTCAACATTTAATAAAGAACCCAAAGAAGTAGGGTCAGTTACAAAAAACCTATCTTCGTCAGGGACATCATCTTCATCCATTGTCTGTTTAATAGCAACGACTTCTGCCATTGTTAATACGTTTGCTGTAACCAACTTGACGTTACCGTTCGTTACTGTGGTACTTCCTGTTTCGCCACTTGCTGAATTACTATACCCTGCCGCTATAATAACGTCATCAATCTTTCTACCTAAAGATTGCGCTGCTGCGATAGTGTATGCACTTCTTGGATCTGAAATACTCTTTAATTCATCACCACGATCTAACATACGGTTGTCATGGTAATCAATCATTGTACCCATTCTTCGTGCTAAGTTAGGGTCATTGTTCGGTGTTGCTGCGTTTCTTGCACCTTTCGTTTCCATTGACCATTCACCGATTTGGTCTTGGAAAAACGTCTTGCCTCTTACATTAGGCTTGATGTAAATGGTATTGATAAGTTTTGAATATTTCTGCTGTGCTAATTGCATAATATTCTGGCTATACGCTTGTGCGTATATTGCGCTTTGTGTGTCAGCCATGATGTTTTACTCCTTTGCAATTAAGTTAAATTTGATGCTTAGAGTGATTGTCTTTTACAAGGTCAACTCGATTGCATTTTTACTACTGTTCCCGGGCATCACAGCTTATCGGTCAATCACATACACAGAATAGAAGGGCTTACGCTTATCCTCTATTCCTAATAATCATTTCACGAAGCGAATTAACCCTGTCAATAGCAGCTTGATGTTCAGCTTCGGTAAACTTTCCGTTTGTGTTCATATAAGGGCCATTTAAATCCCTTGTCATTTTATTGATTTCTTCTTGTGCTTCTTCAGGCGCTAAACTAAACCTTTTCATCTGGAACTCGGTTATATTGCTTTCTGCGAACTGTTCACCTATCTTAGCAAGGAACTTTATTCCTTTCGGATCACTTGATAATGCCGAAGTAATAAAATCATTAGTTTCCTGGTCAAGAGAGAACTTGTTAATTACTGTCTGCCCTAACTCTACATTAACAGCGTAAGTATCCCCCCATTCGCTTTTTAACATATTAACAGTATCATTCAGTTTCTTCTGATGCGCTTCCATTGACCTATTATAAGTTTCAATGTTAATAGCCTGGTATGCTTCCCACATACCTTTTGCCTGCGCAGGTGTCGCTTTATGTGCGTGCATAACTTCAGCAAACTTACCTTTATCAATAGTAATACCTTTTAGAGATTCAGGTAAAACTGCATTAGCTAACCCGTAATTCTCTGCTTTATCAGGAATACCCATTGCTTTACTAAACCTGTTCCACCCTTCAACATCTTCAGGGCCTTTTGGAATAGGTACTTTTTCATGTCCTAACAACTTCTCTAGGTTGTTATGGCTTTCAAACGCTTTGTTTAACCCTTCGGCTGTATCTTCAAACTTCTCCATCAACGGACTTCCCTGAAGGTCAGGACTTAAATTATTCTTCCATGTCATTGATGGTACTACTGGTTCTGTTGCTACAGGTGTTACGGGTTCTACTACTGGGTCAGGATTATCCGGGGTTACCGGGTCAAGATTATCCATTTTACTACTCCTCTCTGTTTCTTACCAAAGCACTTATTTGCTCTGGTGATAGTTTTAATATTGTCTTAATAGAAGCCAAAACTTCTCTCTTGCCTACATTAATAAGCGTATGCTCATTACTACCCGGCATTAAAGGGCTTTCGTACCAACAACAAGTTCCCTCGAGAAACTTCATTATTTCCTTACCTTGCGGAGAATCAAAACATATGTGCATATTCCCCTTTAAAGCCTTAGCTATATTGACGTCTTTTAGGTTCATTCTTTACCTGCTTTCTGAGCATTTGCTAATTTTAAATCAACATCAGCTCCTTTATCAACAACTTCTGCCCCCTGCTGTGCCATTGCCATCTGCCTGTCTTGCTGTGCCATCTGGCTCTTTGTATCTCTAATAACCTTTAATTCTTCGTCATCACGCAGTACCCTTGATGGCGCACCGATTATTTCCCACGCTGTATCTACAACCTTATCTGAAGATATCTTATCTAAAACGTCAGGTGTGAACTGCGCCATCTGTCCAACTAACGATAGCCCTGTCATTAACGAGTTTAACTCTGACCTTCTCTGCGCCTGGGCTAATTGGCTGACTAAATCAATTTCATATTCAGGGTCTAACATAAATTCTTCTGGCGGGTCAGGCAATTTCCCTTTTCTTGATAATATCCCTATTGTCCTGATTATTCCTGGGTTAAGCATTTCTGCAATATACCTTCCTACCGCAGGCCCTAACATTGTCATCTTTTCATTGATACGTTCTGCTATTTCAGGATTGTTCATTTGTTTAGTGATCTCATTAAACGCTAAAAATGTATCGTTATACATTAACGCCTTAACTTGACCCGAATAAAATTCAACAGCAGCTAACCCTGTCTTTGGATCCCCAAAGTTGCCAAAAGCAAAAATATCTTTGCCACTATCCATTTTGTTCTTATTGTAATAATTAACCCCTCTTGGATTCCCGTTAAATGGCATTATAAACGCATTGTCAGGTACAGCTATCGCAGGGTCTGTATTCTTCATCATTGTTCTTAAATTAGTCTTTGCTATTGCATTAAGTACCCTAGCAAAAGGCAAGGCTTTCATTGCAGGACTATACCCCCAAGGAATAAAAGGTCGTTTATCAAACCTATGGCACATTGCAGGGAACTCATGGTATCCGCCTTCGTCAACTGTCATCTTGCCTTCTACATCAACCCAACACGCTTCAATAGGCATATTCGCCCTATCTGTCTTAGTTATATCCCTACGGTGTCGTTCTGCAATATATAACAAGAACTGATGTTTATTGTCTTTTGGCGTTTCTGCACTTAATTCTTCTTTCATATTATCCGATAATTTATCTGCACCAAATCTGTCCTCTGCCTGTACTGCTGTATATTCAAACTCTAAGAAATAAGCACAAACCCTTCCTCTGCCATCTTCAACTAAACACACGTTTTTAATAGGTAAACTTGTATACCTTGCGTCATCCTGGATATCTTCTTCAACCAACATACAGCTAGTTCCATATACCCCCGAAGATTTATAGTTACATATCATCTGGTTATAGAAGTTTGATTTGTTTAACGTATAATTGACCTGTTCCGCCACTTCTTCAAGAAAAGTCGAAACACGTTTATTATCTTTTAACCTGGGGTTCTTTGCAGTTAAACTAAACCATTTACTCGTTGGCGGTGTTAAATAGTTCATAAACCCCGAAGCTAAAACATCCCCCGCTTCAAGAGTGGTTGAATCATATAAATAATCAATATTAAGTTCTGACCCTGGATGCGATAACCTGCTTACATCAGCAGCTTCAATATAAAAATAATCATGTAAAGTCTGCCAATACCCTTCAAAATTAGACCTGCCACTCTTTAACCTGTTATAATGGTCAATCAACTGTTTTGCTCTTGGCATATTCTTAGGTTTTTCTTTTGTATTTTCCATGTTATTGCCCCAATAATGTCTTGCGAGTGGTTGACGCTTCAGTTGCTAAACCTAATGGTGAAGTGTATACTGTCTGGTTACGCGCTACTGCCCTTTGTCTTGAAACAATTGATTCCCTTGCCTGTGACCCTGCCTTTGCTTCGGCTGCTTTTGCATTGGCTATCATTCTCTTATTTTCCTCGGCGGCGGCTTCAGTAGCTTTCTTTGTCGCTTTTGTAGCTTTAGTAGCACTTACCCCCGATTGTATATCTTTTCCCATCATTGCACCAAAAGCTAAATATCCTAAGAAATCCGACATATTCCCCCCTTATTTTAGTTTGTATTCATGTAAGATTCTTTTATTGTCATACCATGAAATGGTCTTTGCTTTTCTCTTTTTACAATCCATTACGCCCTTTAATAACCCCTGCGCGTCTTTACTCGCAACAATAATAAAATGATAGTTGTCCCCATCTTCATTCATTAAAGCCCTAAAGTTCCTTGGATTACTCATATATTCAAAGGTGGCTTTTTTAAAACTCGTATCAGTTAACCTTAAATATAAACCAACTGCAATAAGTTCATCTGTCCTGACCTCTGCTATCTGTCCACCAAACCCGTAAAGCAATGTCGCCACTTGTTCTGGCGTAGTAACAACACCATGCTTTTTATCGTAATATGAAAAATAGTTGTCAATTAAAAAGGTCACAAGTTCAACCATACTTGTCATCTGACCCCCGCTAAAGTAAAAAGGTTTTCTTCATGACTTGCAACCTGTCTTTGCCTATACTGTGTATCCTGTCCTGTCTTGATCTCGTCAATTAAACTCGCCGCCATAACCAAAGCATCCGCTAAATTAGGCGACTTTATCTTAAACTTAGTACGCATTATCTCTTTACTTATCAATATCTTTCGCTGTTGATGGTCATAAGAATACTTCATAGTCAGCAGTTCTTTAATTAAAGGCTCTGTATTCAACGCTAAATGATGGTTCATTAACATTTTCTTGACCTTATAAGCATTAGCAGTACGAGGGTTCGCATAATCTTTATTATCTAAATACCCTATTGTGGGGTTTCTGAACCCTACAATATTGTCTAACCCTCTGCCTTTCTGTAAAGTGTCAAGGGGGCCTGAACCAATCCCATCTTCGTCTATTATTGATTTGTTGACGTTCTGCTCATTTATTATTGAGAGTATTCGCCCAGTTGTGTAGTTGAGATCCTTCTGCCCCCATTGATCACAATATACTTCTTCCCAATGTAATGCCCCCATTTGTTGTAAAATAATACACGCGCATTTATCATCACCATACCTCGCAATATCAAACCCCGCTATCCTTAACCCATAACTTGCGCGTAACGCATATTTGTTTATCTTTGCATCTTCAAGTTCTGAATATGTGAATACAGCATCTTCTGATTTATCTAATGGTATCCCTAACCAGATATGGCTGTAATCCTCTGACCCTTCCGCTTCACTCTTTTGTTTACATACTTCGGCTTCGTGAATAAGAGCTTTAGTACAAAACGGATTGTCATAATAGTTTAAATGTATATGCAAACAATCATCTCTGTCTTTACAAAATTCATAAACAGGGTCATCTGCAACATGCCTGTTCATTGTAAATATTATTTTTGCGTTATCTTTTCTTATGGTAGGAATTAAAACATCGAGGGTTTGTTTAGTAATCGCCTGTGATTCGTCTATCCAGGTTATATCAATACCTTCCATACCCTGAATATTAAATGCACCCTGTTCACGAAACCCTCTAAAATTAATCTGTGTCCCTGATGTTAGATGTGTTATTTTGTTTTGGAATACTTCAAACCCTAATTTAAACTGAAGAATAAGATCAGCCATTAAAGAATGTACTGATTCAGTAATGTTCTTTTGTATTTCTCGACCACATACTATTCTTAAAAGATATTTCTCGGCGAGTGTAAGCAGTATTCTTGCCACTGTTTGTGATTTAGCACCACCACGTCCACCTTCAATGAGAAAATAACGGTAGTTATTAAACTCCGCTATTATCGGTTGTAATTTCTGTGGGATGTTCAGTAAACTCTGAGCCAATATTAAACTCCTGTTTTTTACCGTCTATGTAAACGTCAGGTGTTTTATTAAAAGATACTTCACTTTCGACCTTTTGCGGAACCATCTTACCACACAAGACAGTTGCGACTTTTATCTTATTGGCTTCTGAGAACTTATGGAAGTTATCAATCAGATAATCATGGCATATTTTATATAGTTGTTCCTGTTTCTTTCTTATAGAAGGTCTGTTATCCATAATTGTTAGGTAACACAAATATAATATATTACAAGAATTATTTTATTTTTTTATTTTTTTTACTAAACGGTGAGATTTTACGGTCAGGCAAACTACCCATACCTTCGCGTATTTTAATAAGAAACGAGGATTTCCAAGGATGATTCTTTTTAGGTTTCTTTGTTTTAAATTTTACCATCTAGGCATTTTCCTAGATTTTTTAAAATACTTGAACTTATGCCCATATCTATCCATTAGGATAACAGAATAGCAGACTAAAAATGCAAGTAGCCCAAAACAGCAATAAAACCACAGGATAACCCTCATACAGCTTTGGATCATATCAACCAAGTTTTGTTCGGTCATTTCCACTCCTTTCT